ATGGCAATGATTGAATGCACCGAATGTGCGGCACCCATCAGCGACAAGGCAAAAACCTGCATCAAATGCGGGGCACCAGTGGGGTTGCCGACCGCTGGCGCCGAGGACGTTGACTTGAGTAAGCGTGTTGTTACCACCGAGCAAACGGGAAAGAAATACAAAGGGATGCAGCTCCTGGGGGTTATGATGATTTTGGGTGGCGTAGTGTCGTGTTCTATGCACGAGCCAGGATGGTCCGGCGGCCTGTTTGTGTTAGGCCTCGTTGTTTATGCAGGCTCCAGAATGGGCGCATGGTGGGATCACGGCTGATGAGTTGACACCGCTTGGTCTGACTTTGCTTGATTTGCCCTGACGGGCTTGATACATTGGGGATGCGTTCGTTGGGAACGTGTCTTCTTGATCGGTTACGATCAATTCGGGCTTGTACTGGCAACGGTGCAGGCCCTTTTTTTGTGCCAAATTGGGGGCTTTTTTTGTCGCTGCTGATGCCCGACGATGGGCAGCATGGCACAGGACTGGAAGGCTCAGCTCACGGTGGTGAATTTTCGCTGCGACGTGTGCAAGCACGCCTGGGATTCGGAGCCCGATCTGATCGAGGACGCGCCGGAGCTGGAGCATCACCCGCACCGCTACTTTGCCAACTGCCCTGCCTGCAAGGCCGAGCATCAGCCGCAGGTGGCTTGGGCGCGGGCTCTGATGAAGGCGCACCAGGCCTCGACCGGGCCGAAGACGCCCGAAGGGCTGGCCAAGGTGGGAAAAAATTTGGAGGGGCACCCGAACGCCGAGGCGGTTTTGCGCACACGCTTCAACGCCATGAAGCACGGCATGGCGGCCAAGACCGCGAGCTACTTCCCGGCCAAGCCTGACAAGTATCCGTTCTGTGGGCAGTGCGAGGTGAACCGCACCTGGTGCGCAGGGCAGGCGGCGTGCGTGAAGCAAACCGAGATTTTCATGCTGCACCACGCGGCGTTTGAGTCGCGCAATCCGCGTGTGCTGTCGGGGATCCACGCCGACCTGCAGGCGGGCCTGACGGCGATGCTGCAAATGCTGATGCAGGGTGCGCTGGCCGATGGCGTGATCATCAAGCAGCCACGGGTCGAGCTCGACCGAGAGGGCAACTCTGTGACCCTGACCTACCTGGGCGAGGACGGGCAGCGCAAGTACATCTACGACCATCAATCGCACCCGGCCTTGAAGGCGATCAGCGACTTTGTGAGCCGGCTGGGCCTGTCCATGGGCGACCTGGGCATGACGGTGCGCGCGGCGGACCCGGAAGAGGAAGAAGGCGGCGGCGTGCTCAAGCTCGATGACAAGACGCAAGAGACGCTGAGCGATTTCAACACCCGCATGCTGGCCGTGATGGGCGGCGCGCGGGACATGCTGGCGGCGGCTGACAAGGCGACCAGGGCGGACCCGGTGCTGGTGGCGCATGAAGCGCGGGAGGGGAAGACGTGAGCTTTGTTGACATGCTTCGCGTTGTGTGTCTGGTGTTGGTGATCCTGGTCGCTATCGGGACACTGTTTGGATTGATTGATTGGAGTGATAAATGAACAACGGACGGATACTCACCTGCGTTTATTGCGGCCACGAATACCCTCAGGACACCCCGGCGAGCGGAAGCGAAGTGCTGACCGAGCACATACGCACATGCCAGAGCCACCCGCTTAGAAAAGCTGAGCGCGACATTGCCCGGTTGCGCGCCGCATTGGTCGGGCTTGTTGGCGCTGATACAGAGCCAGAATTGCGACAGATGGAAGTCGCCATGCGGCTGCTTCCTGCGCCGGACGAGGATAAGGCTGTAACCATCAACGCGATCCATGCGTTGATAGCGACCATGCCGCCCAAAGAAGCGCCAAAGGCATAAGCCATGAGCTCAACCGCCGCCGAACGCCGCAAAAGCTCGCTCGTTGCCGAGCGGGAGATCATGCGGTTTGCGGTGCCGGATGCGGTGACGGGCGTGCGGCCGCATGCGCTGTGGCACAAGCATGTGCACAACGTGGAGCTCGACCCGATGCAGTGCCTGAAGATGCACGAGATGGACCTGCACCCGAACACGGTGGACTATTCCAGCCGGCGTACCGGCAAGACGGCCGTGAAAGAGATGTACATCCTGGAGCAGTTGGCGACCAAGTCGCACCAGGAGTGCGGCATCGTGGCGCCACGCATGCAGCAGAGCCAAAACAACCTGAACTATTACACCGACGCGATCAAGCGCAGCGCGATGCTGAAGAGCTTCATCCAGTACACCAACGGGCGGGCGCAGTTGCGCGACACGGCGTTTCAGTTCTGCAACCTGAGCAAGGGCAGCGCCTACGGCATCATGAGCCAGATCGACGGCGATTCGATCACCATTGCCAGCCTGGAAGAGACCGACGACATGCCGCAGGACCGGTTGCTGAGCCGCTTCTTGCCGATGCTGGGCGCGGCGCGGCGGCTGGGGGTTGACACGCGCGAGAAGAAGTTCAGCCCGTCTATTCGCATCAGCGGCGTGTTCAAGGGCGCGGACGTGTTGCAGCGCCTGATAGACACCGGGGAATATCACATCCTGCCGGCGGTGAATGTGCACCTGGGCGTGGCCATGGGCATGGTGGACGCCGAGTGGGCGCGCTCGATGCAGGCGCAGCAGTCGCCCGAGGAATACATACGCCAGTTTTTGTGCAAAAACATCAAGGCGCGCAACTGGATCTGGGAAGAGCACATTCGCCGCGGCTGCGCCCTGGGCCTGGAGGCCGGTTTGCAACGCGCCGAACCACTGCCTGGCCAGCGCTACAAGCGCCGGGGGTTGATCGGGCTGGGTTATGACCACACCGGGCACGGCGAGACGCCGGAGGCCTCAAAAAGCGCCCTGGTGATCACGGAAGTGATGGGAAACTGGCTGACATTCCCCTACGTCAAATTGTGGGCGCCGGGCGTGTCTGACGCCACGCTGCGCCAGGACATCGTGAGCATCTGGGACTACTTCCGGCCGGATTACGCGATTGGCGACGCCTACGGGGTGGGGATGATGACGGCGGTGAACGATGACCTGTTCCGCAAGGGCCTGACCGAGATCAATCGCGAGACCGTGAACGATGGCGAGAGCAACGCCAGCGCCTGGGGCGGCTGGGCTTTTGCGCCGATGCGCTTTGAGGGCATGACCAAACACGTGATGGCCAGCGCGCTGCGCGAAGCCTTTCACAACAACCGGGCCGCCTTCCCGTATGTGGACACCGGCTGGGACCAGGAAGACAAAGCCTGGCTGGCCTTCATGCGCCAGCTGGGCAACATGAAGGCGCTGCCCACCAAGGCCAGCTACAGCAGTTTTCAGATGGTGGACCAGAAAATAGGCGACGACTTGTTTGATGCCGCGATGGCATCGGTTTATTCCCTGCTGACGCGCGGCCTGGCCGATGCGCCGGCGGTGATTCATCAACACAAGGTGAGCCGCGCGAGCTTACTGGGCGAGCCTGACTTGATGATGTTGCAGTAACGAAAGAACGATATGAACTACTTAAAATCCCTGGCCGTGGCCACCACAAGCAACATTGGCGCGCTGTGGCAAAGCCTGTTCCCGTCTGGTGGACAGATGGCGGGCGAGAAAGGCGGGCGCCTGGCCAGCGACATTGCGATAGCGCGCGCCATGAAAAACGCCATGTGGGTGGACTACGACCGCCGCGCCATGGTGAAGCTGATGCGCCAGATGGACCAGCAGGATGGCCGCGTCAAGATGATCCACAGCCGTGTGGCGCGCGACGTGGTGAAAGGCGGGCTGGTGATGCAGTACGGCGAGCAGGACAGCGCCAAGGCCCTGAAGGATGAGTGGGAGCGCTTTGAGCACCGGCTGGGCCTGAACCGCAGCGAGAAGCTGCGCAGCGATGCGCGCGGCCTGGTGATGGAGGGCAACCTGCCGCTGCAACTGGTGCTGGACGCCAATCAGGACGTGGTGGCCGCCATCCGCATGCCGAGCGACACGATTGTGCCGATGGTGGACATGGGCGGGCGCTTCAAAAACCCGGCCGCCGCATTCGAGCAGCGCGACGTGATGACCGGCAAGGTAGAGGCCAGCTTTGCCGCCTGGCAGTTGGCGCTGTGCCGGCTCGACCCCGACAACTTTGACGATCTGGGCAGCATGGGCCGCCCCTGGATGGACGCCACCGCCGCCACCTGGCGCAAGCTGATGATGACCGAGGAAGACCTGGTGATCCGCCGCCGGGTGCGCGCGCCGCTGCGCCTGGCGCACATCCTGGAAGGCGCGGACGATATAGCGCTGGAGACCTATCGCAAGCAGACCGAGGGCGAAAAGGGCGAGATCACCACCGACTTTTATTTGAACCGCAAGGGCGGCGTGCAGGCGATTCAGGGCGACGCCACGCTTGGCGACATTGGCGACGTGGTGCACTTGCTCGACACCTTCTTTGCCGGCAACCCGGCGCCCAAGGGCTTGTTTGGCTACACCAGCGGCATGGCGCGGGACATTCTGGAAGACTTGAAGCGCGACTACTACGCCGAGGTTGACGGCCTGCAGGACCTGGTCGCCGGGGCGTATGGCTTTGCGTTTCGGGTGCACTTGCTGTTCAAGGGCATCGACCCCGGACCGGACGAGTTTTTGCTGCGCTTTGCCGAGCGGCGCACCGAGACCAATAACCAAGTGGCCGATTTGGCGCTGAAATACATGGCGCTGCAAATGCCTGACGACCTGGTGTACAGCGAGATGGGCTTCGACGCCGACAAGGTGCGCGCCATGAAGGTGGCGCAAGCGCTACAGACCGACCCCTACCCCAACCCGCTGAAGGTGGGCCCGGACGGCTTGCCGATCAGCTCGGGCCGGTTCCGGGTCAACGTCACACCCGGCAACGCGCCCAAGGGCGAGAGCAGCACAGCGGTGAACCAGCCGGGGGGGAATGGCGGGAAGGGGAAGCCGTAAATGCCAAACACCGCCGCCACCCGTGCCGCCATCAAGCGGGCCAGCCAGCAGGCGCGCAACGCCATGCAGGTGCTCGACGGTGAAACGCTGGCCGCGCTGCAGGCCATGTACGCCGACGCGGCGGACGCGGTGCGCGCGGCGATCCGCGCCGCCGTGGACAGTGCCGACATGGTGCCGGTCTCAGGCCTGCGCGACCTGCTGCGCCAGATTGAGGACGTGGTGACCGAGCTGGGCAACAAGCGCGACGCGCTGCTGGTGCGGGGCATGGATGATGCTGCCGCCCTGGGCACGCGGCCTTTCACCATGCAGGGCGTGGCCGGTGTTGGATCCACGGGCGCGGCGCAAGCGGTGCTGACCAGCGCAGCGGCCATGACGATCAACGAGGAGGCGGTGCAGTTTGTGCAGAGCTTTACCGCGGCTGACGGGCTGAACCTGAGCGACCGGCTCTGGCGGCTGGACCAGGGCGCCAAGGAAGCGTTAAGCCGCGCCATTGGCCAGGCAGTGGTGAGCGGCTGGGATGCCAGCAAGGCCGCGGCACAGTTCATGTACGGCGGGCAGGCCATACCGGGGGACGTGGCCGCGCGGCTCAAGGGGGCCAAGCTCGACGGCCTGCTGCGCCAGGCCGATCTGCTGACCGGCGACGGCGGCGAGGTGTGGAAGGCCGACCGGGTGATGCGCACCGAGATTAACCGGGCGCACGGCACGGCCTACATGGCGGGGGCGGCCAAGACGCCTGGGTTTGTGGGGTTCAAGTTTTTGCTGAGCCCGAGGCACCCCAAGCACGACATTTGCGACCTGCTGGCAGCGCAAAACCTGTACGGCCTGGGCCCGGGCGTGTACCCCAGCGCCGACAAGACGCCCTGGCCGGCGCACCCGAACACCTTGAGCTTTGTGGTGATGGTGTTTACCGGCGAGGTGACGGCCAAGGATGCGGCCGGCAAAGAGACGGTGACAGACGCCATGGGCCGCATGAGCCCGGCGCAGCGCGAGGGCATTCTGGGCGTGGAGAAGTCGGCATTGAATGACGCCGGGCAGATCAAACCTTGGATGATCCGAAGCCCATTGGCAGCGGTGAAAGCACGGCTGGCGCGCACCGGGCCGACGTGAAATCTCATAAAAATATGAGAAAACCTCATGAATTTTGATGAATTGCTAGCCGAGTATAAAGCCAACCCGAGGCGCGAAAGCGTGATGCTGCTGCTGACGGATGGGCCGCTGCTGAGTTACGTGGTGATCTTCAAACAATGTCCGCCGGAGCGACGGCTGGTGGAGGGCGTCGAGGCCGAACCGGTGGAGGCCAGCTGGACCGCGCTGTGGGATTGCGTGAGCGTGAATTACGAGATGATCGCGATGCTGGCCGATGACGAATTGGTGAAGGCCCGCAAAATGGTTGAGCGGCTCAAGGGGTTGCGCCTGGTGTACCCGGATGGGACGCTGCCGGAACTGGTGGAAAAGGTAATTATCAAGAGAGTGAAGGATGCGCTGACGTAGGGCCGGTGCCCTGCGCGGAAGAAGGCATGAGGCCTCGGTCGAGGCAGAAAGGAGGTGATTACTATGGCAACACGATTGGTTCGTGGGCGGGCTACCAAAGCCCAATATGCCCGAGCAAGCAAGGCGACGAAATCCATCTATGCGCAGTTGACGAAAGCGGCTGGCATTTCGGGTGGTCGGTCTTCGGGCTCTTAAACCGCCCGTTTTGAGTAATACCCGGCTAGGTTAGTCGGGTATTATTTGACTATTTACAGCATCATTTATTGATGCTACTATATGCCCGTGATTTGAATAAATTCACCCCTGCACCTCGGGGGCTTGCTGTAGGTCTATTGGAGAAAAGTTATGTCGATCAAGTTCAATGATGTTTTGAAGTTGGCCCGCGCGCCGCATACGATGCCGGTGCTGCGCTCTGTGGTGTTCGATGGCAAGAGCGCGATGACAGCCGCGCCGGTGGATTGGGTGGTGGGGGTGCCGTGCCTGCAGCCGAATCTGACCGAGCCGGTGGTGGTGCCGGTGGACGCGATCACGGCGCACTTGTTGAAAAGCCGCCATTTGATCGTGATGCCGGACCACTTGAGCAATGGCCAGGGCCTGGTGACTCCGTTTGACAAAAAGCCGAACATGAACTGGGAGCAGATTCTGGACATGCTGCCCAAAGTGCCGCAGGGTGCCGCAGCCAGTTTTGACCTGGAGCTGGACGCGCTGGACCGGGTGCTGGTTGCCGCCGGTGAGCATGACATCCGTTACTACCTGAATGGAGTTTTGATGGACCTGTCGAACGGTATGCTGGTGGGGACCGATGGCCACCGGCTGCATTGCTACAAGAACCGGGTGCCAATGGCGTACAAGCGCAAGCGCAAGGATGGCATGCCGGTGTCGCCGGTGGTGGAAGTGATTTTGCCGCGCGACCCGCTGCGTTGGATAACGCACAGTGCCAGTGCAGCCGCCAGGGTGACGATCTGGGATGCACAGCGCGACGAAAAGAAACCCGGTCAACCCGTGCCGCAAGTGTTGTTACAGGCAGACGATGGCTTTGTGTGGGTGCGCAAGTCAATCGATGGCCGGTTCCCGGACTATGCCAGGGTGATTCCGTCGGTGTTGGCCCGCCCGGTGTGGATGCAGATTGACCCGGTGAAGCTGGCCGATACCATGAGCGCCATGGGTAAGCTGGCAATGCTGAAAAGTGGAGGGAAATTTGGGGCTGTAGTGGTGGACTTTGGCAAGGGTGAAGTGACGCTTGATGGCGGCGCGGAACCGATGCCCATTACCGTGAATCTGGCCAGCGACCATGAAGACATTGATTTGAAAAGCCTGGATGATGATTTGTGGATTGGGGTGAATGCCCCTTACCTGCAAGATTTGGCCGATTGTGTGACCCCGGCCGCCCAGTGGCGGGTGGACCATACAAATTGCCGCAATCAGGGCCTGTTGGTGATCGATGGGGACTTTTCAGGGGTGGTGATGCCTACCCGGATCGGGGGGCCTGAGAAAGTGGCCCCAGTGCCGCAGGATGCCACCGAAGCTGCCCCGGCTGAGCCGGTGACCGTGGATGCTGCCCCAGAGCCTGCCAAGGCTCCGGGAACTGCCCAGGATGCCCAGGAAGAGCCGGAATCTGCCCCGGCTGAGCCCTGCCCGGCTGCTGTGGCCGCCATGGTTGCCCAGATGGTGGGCAAAGCCCAGGAATCGGCCAAAAAAGCCCCCAGGAAAGCCTGCAAAGCTGCCCAGATCGCCCAGGCTGAGCCGGTGCCAGCCTGATAATCAAACCGCCCGGCCTGGTGCCGGGCATTCCAAAACAAAAGGAGAAAACCGTGATAACAAATATCGAGCTGACAGATTCAGGAACTGAGAAATTCAACAAGTTTTTTGAGAGAGTCGCTAAGCCAGGCGTGAAGTTGCAGGCCGTGACGTTTGAGCTGCTGGATATTTTGCAGGACCGGGCTAGCACCGGCGAGTCGCTGGATTACGAGTTGGGGCGCCAATACACCGTGACGGGTAACCCGGAGATTTTGAATCTGGAAGCCGCTGATGTGTCGGTGACCGAAGAGCCCGATGAGTGATTGAATGCCTGTCGATGCGCCTTTGCAAGTATCAAGATTTGAGCCTATCATGCCGCCCATGACGAACCCAAAAATGGACAAGGCGCTGCGGGCGCTGGTGGTGATTGACCGGGCTGCCGTGTCGAGCTTTGAGCTTGCTGTAGCCATTGGAGTGAGCCGACCGACCGTTATCCGCCTGGTGGAGAGCTTGCGTGATTTTGGTTGCCAGATTGTCAGTGAGCGGGCCGGGCATGATTTTTGGTATCGGCTGGATGACTGGGGGGTGTTTTCGTCGGATCGGGTAAAAAAATATGTGAAGGGGTTGCAATGATTGCCCTCTATGCCGATGCTGTCGGCATAGGGATGCATTCCGGCATCAAACGCCACGGGTCGTTTACCCGTTGGGCTGAGGCTCTTGGAGCCAGGGCCAATCTCTTGGAGATTTGAAATGAACGACATTACTTTGACAATCAGCGTATCCGCAACCGAGGCCGCCAAGGCCGGGGTTGACCATTTTGGCGAGACCGTAGTGGTGATTGAGCCATCAAAACTTTCTGCTGGCGCCAGAGCGGCCTATGCCTCCCTGTGCGGTAAACCCGTGAAGAGCGATAGCACGTTGCGCTACGGTCGCCATGTGTTGCCGTTGCCAATCCCGGCGACGTCTGAGTCGGTGGCTGAATGGCTTGAGGCCAATGCCGTGGATGTGGCTACCTTTGATGCCCGTGAAAAGGCATCCTATGAAGCGCAGCAAGAAGCCTCGCGAGAAGGGGTGCGCAAGTGGGCGAGAAAACAGGATGAGGAGCTGGTGCGGATGGACATGTACCAGTACAAAGTCAGCACACCATATTCATTTCCTGAGGACATGAAGGAAATTGTGGATGTGCGTCACGCAAAGGCCCAATTGCTTGCTGATCGCTTAAACGCCGAAGCCGCTGCCAACAAAGCCAATGCCGAAGCTGCTAGAGCCGAAGCCGCTAAGCGCCGCGCCGATCAGATCGCTGCCTGGCTGGCTACCGCGCCGGAGCCGATGCGCAAGCGCCATGCCCGTGGCCTGCTGCCGGAGGAAGACATCATCGCCGAGATTCGCAACCAAGCCTATGCACCGCTCGACCATCTGCCACGCTATGAGCGCATGTCGGACGATGATGTACGACGGGAGTTGGATGCAGAGGATGAAGAGCAGGCTGTGGACTACACCACCCGTGAGGCCGAATCGGCACATGATGAAGATATCGCTTTGATGGAGCAAATTGAATCGTTGCTGCCTAGTGCCACCTGCACTCTGTTGGAGCATGCCGGCTGGCTGACTGATGCCGCAGGCAGTGATGACCCAGAGGCGACGCGGTATGCCGTGAAAGTGGCGATCAAGGTGGGTGAGCTGGAATTTACCCGTGAGTATGCAGTTGATCGTTAATTGTGCAATGGCCTGCCTGGTGCAGGCCAATTTTTGGAGTTTGCATGACCACTCAAAGTTTTCGTGTCCAGATACCTGAAGATCTGGACTTTGCTACGCTCAAACTCGAACGCGACCCGGTGACGCTTGACATCAGCTTCGACTGGCGGCCCATAGAAGCCATCTGCAAGCTGTCGGACATCGACATTGCTCTTTTCAAGGAGCAGCACGAGGACAACGTGAGCGGGTTGATCCATGCCTGGTACATCGAGCATTTGCAGCGAGGCGGGGCACCTGACGCCGTGCAGGAGCAGTTGCGGGCTGAGGTTGAAGCTGAGCTTGCTGCCGGTGGGCAAGCCGGGGTGATTAGCCATGGTGGGGGCATACAGTGACCGAGGCCGCCACCAGCAATGGCGTCTGCGAGATCGTGCGCGGGCTGTGTGGGAGTGACAAGGCGTTGCTATCGTTCAGTCTGGGTAAAGACTCTTGGGCTGCATGGTTGAGTGCGCGGGACCACTTCGATTTCACGCCGTATTACCTTTACCTGGTGCCGGGGTTGGAGTTTGTGCAGGACTACATTGGCTACGCCGAGGCGAAGCTGGGCAAGCACATCGTGCAGTTGCCGCACCCGGCTTTTTACCGCTGGATCAACCATGCCACCTACCAGGCACCGGAGCGGCTGCGCACGATTCTGGCAGTGGGCTGGCCGAACTTTGAATATGACGATATGCGGGCCGGGGTGATTGAGGATTGCGGCCTGCCCGATGATGTATGGACTGCCACCGGGGTGCGGGCGGCGGACAGCCCGATGCGGCGGGCATCGTTGATCAAAAATCAAGGGGTGAATGCGAAGCGGCGCTACTTTTACCCTTGCTGGGACTGGAACAAGGAGCGGCTGCTGGTGGAACTGGGCCGGGCCAACATCCGGCTGCCAATTGATTACAAGGTGTTTGGCCGGTCGTTCGATGGGCTGGACTTGCGCTTTCTGGTGAAGATCAGGGAGCATTTTCCGAGGGACTACCGGACCATTCTGGACTGGTTCCCGCTGGTGGACATGGAGATTGCACGCTATGAGTTCGCACAAAGGCAAGGGACCGCTCGACTCGCTGGACAACGTCACCAGCCTGGCTGACCTGGACGGGTTGGGAGGCGATGGATTCAGTGCACTGGATGGGCTTGATGGCCTGGCAGCACTGGACACGCCGGATGCACCAGACCCGAATGATCCGATTGGTGAGCTGGACTATGAGCACCTGAGCAATGAAGAGGTGGCGGTGAAGGAGACCAGCGCGGTGCTGGCGGCGTTTATTTCCAGATCAAAGGCCGAGCAGGCCCGGTTTGCGCTGGCGACCGACAGCGAGTATTGGGTGGGGTTGTGCTTTCAGACCCGTGAGCAGAAAGAGCATTTTTTGCGCGAGGCGAAGCTGCTGCAGGCGGGGGATAAGTACATCGACGGGGCGCTGTTGGCCAAACGGATGGGGATCGAACTGCCGGCTGCTGCTGTGCCGTACAACATCAGCGCGAAGGTGGATGCGAAGTTTGCGGCGTTGGTGAAGGATTTGTGATGGATAGATTCGTTGCGTTGAACTTATTGGTGAGTAATCTTGCCCACCCCTATGGCGAGGGGAATCACCACCGGATCAGTTGGAGAAAAGCCTGGTATGTGGATCGTGAGGCGTTGTGTGCGACGCATAAGGACACCTCGTTTTGCATGGCTTTTAACCCCCAGCCTGAGGGGGGATACCGGGCTTATATAAACTGTAAACTGCCGCCTTTTGGCCCAGATGGCACACTGGCCATGGCGCAGATGTTTGGCTTGCGCGAGTTGATGAAAGACGGGTGGGAGATTTTCCATACCGTGATGCAAAAGGCCTGAATCCATGGATTGCCGCGCTGCACTCGCAATGACGCAGCCTTGTTTCCCCTGACAAAATCCCCCCTTTTTTTGTCCCTCTGAACCTCTGAAACTGTGCCCCGACGGGTTAGTCCGTTGAGAGGCACTATGAAGCGTTCGATCATTGCAATTGCGGCTCGGCACATGCTGCTTGAGGCAGAGGCCACACCTGGACGGGTGCGGTTTTTGAGTCAGGCGGTGCAGCTGGCCGATGGCGCCACGCAGTCGTGGGTGACGGTTACCCGGACGGGTAACTTCTCCGACCCGCGCTATGGCGATTTTGCGATCACGCTGGACCAACTTGGGCAAATGGTTCGCAACTTCGATAACCGCGTGCTGGGACAGGACGTGTTTATCGACATAAGCCACACCCCAAGCAATGGATCGGCTGGCCAAATAGTCAAACTCATGATTGATGGAACGCGCTTGCGCGCTCTGGTGGAGTGGACGCCGTTTGGCGTTGATTCCATCAAGCAGCGCGGCTTTGCCTATCTGAGTGCCGACTATCACGAGCAGTGGAAAGACAACGAAAAGCAACAGCCCTACGGCTGCGTATTGCTGGGCGCTGGCTTGACGATTCGGCCCGTGATCAAGCACCTGGATCGGGTGCAACTCTCTGATGACGACGACCACGCCGGTGCCATCCGCACGGCGATTTCCCCCCATTTACTTAAAGAACTCACGGAGCTTTCCATGAACAAATTTGTCATTCTTTTGTCGGCCGCAATTGCCACTCTCGGCTTCACCGATGTGACGGGCAAGCCCTTCACCGATCTGCTGGCGCTGCAACTCGCCGGGCTGGACCCAGTCAAGGACGAGACCAAGTGCCTGGCGGTGGTGGATGCAGTCAAGGCCACGGCTGAATCTGCCATGGCGCAGATCAAGGCCGCTGGCGGCGACCCCAAG